CTACGCGAGCGACTCGGCCAACGCGCTGCTGATCGTGGACGGGGAGTGCCTCAACCCTGGACACTCTACGTCTAGCGGCGGCGCCGACACCTACAAGCAGAACTGCGACACACACAACATGTATGCAGGAGAGGCTATCCACATCATCATCGAGAAGGTGAGCGACGACTCTTCGTCGTACTTCCTCGACCAGTCCGTGGACAAGGACGCGGCCTTTGCACTCGCGCAGAGGCTGCGCGGCCTGTTGCTTGGTGACAGGCTCGCTGTAGTGCGGGAGTCTCTCGACATCATCACGCATGGTGACGACGGGCTCTACGCCGTGTCGGACGAGTTCGTGACGCTCTTCAACTTCCACTCATTCCAGCAAGCGTATGCTGCGATGAACCTAGGATACACTCCTGCCGACAAGAGCGGTGCGAGTTTTTCCCATGTAACGTGGGACGATGCTGACCTCGGCAAGCGCAAGTTCGTGCGCAATGAGGAGCTGGACACGTATCTGGCCCCTCTCGCCATCAAGAGCATAGGCAAGATGCTGACGATCGGCGTCAAGAGCGACATGTCCCTACATGAGAAAAGGGAAGAGGCCGTCGTGTCTGCGCTTATGGAGTTTGCGCAGTACGGCCGTGAGCAGTACGACGACTGGGTACAGCGCCTCACGCCCATTTGCGAGAAATGGGGAGTGGCGTTGCCTGCCAAGGACTGGCTCACAACTGTTTCGTCCAACAGAACAACAAGGACCAGCCATGCACGTGGAGAAGACCAGACCACGGTGGCTAAGCTGGAAACAGCCCTGGCAACCATGCTCGGGACCGCCCCTGAGGCTTAGACGTTATTCAGCGTCAGCCCGGCGATTTATTAATCCCCAGCTGTAATATAGATACCATGACTACAAGAAGTAACATACATATTTATAATCTGACTGAAGATTCAAACTACAGTAGTACCATAGAAAGAGTGATTAGAGTCACAGCTTCCGCCGACGAGGGCGGAGCTGGCGACAATCACCAAGAGCATATCGCACCCAAAGAGAATGTTTCGTCGCAAAACGTTACATTTTTGGAGGAGGCAGCGACTTACTCTTTAGACATCGACTCAGCCCCCGATGCCACTTACGGAGATAGTGGGGCGACAGACTGCGGGTTGGGAGGATTCTTGGAGCGCTATGTTGCGCTCGATTCCTTCAAGTGGGAAATTGGCACGGATTTGCTTCGTGTCATTGACCCGTGGTCGGTGTGGAGGAACACCCAGACGATCAAGGACAAACTCAACCGATACACGTACCTCAAGTGCGACCTTGAGGTGCGTATTATGATCAATGGGACGGGCTTCCACTACGGCCAACTCATGGTGGCATACGCTCCTATGCTGAGCTACACTGGCAGAGATTTTCAGACGGCTGCCACTGCTGCGACGTACAAGAACGTGAGCACACTGTACAACTTTCGACACTACGCCAAAGCGTCTGGCCTGGTGCAGAAAGAGGTCACGGACAGTTATTTCAGCACATACCCGCATGTGCTGGTGACCCCGGGGCCTAACCTGTCGATGGAGATGCAGCTGCCTTTCATGTGGTACGACAACTACATGACGCTCACAGCGGCTTCGTTCGATTACTCGGACGGCACGACTGGCAAGCAGACTCCTGGCAGTCTCGTTCTCACGGACCTCGTAGGACTCAACAGGTCGACTGACACCGCTTCAAACACGGTTGACGTCACAATGTGGGTTCGCGCGGTCAATGTGGACCTCAATACTCCCACAATCGTTACTGCCGCTTCGGAGGTACAGCGGGGTGGGTTCATATCCGGACTGGCGACCGGAGTTGCCGGGGTTGCTGCAAAGGCGGCAGTGATCCCAGGCATCAAGCCATATGCTAAGGCCACAGAGCTCGCTGCGACTTCCATCGGTGCAGTCGCACAGCTGTTCGGGTTTAGCAAGCCCACAGATCCTACGCCCGCTCAAGTCATGAGCACTAACAACGCGAAGAACATCGCCGTTACAAACGTCTCTGACAACAGTCAAAAGCTTGCTTTTGACATACATCAGGAGGTTACGGTAGACTCTCGTGTGATAGGCGCCAACGGAGCGGACGACATGTGCTTTGCCGCCAT